TGCAAATCGGTAACTAAATCACTCATTGCTGGCTCCTTTGTTGTTAAGTCCATATTATAGCATTAGGGCTATTTTTGGTCAATCCATTTAATAGTAAACCCAAAGTACTATAAATATAGGATGCCACGCTTATCCCTATACCGCCCAAATAGAACCCGCGATTACCAATTCTTGGACCGCACAATCTCCGAAATGTACACCGTTGGGGGGTTAGACATTTTTGTCCACAAGTATTTGGGACCGCAAACCGGCGGCGAGGATTCGACATTTTCAGGCAACTTTGACGCCACTCAGCCCATTTACGATGTGCAGAGTCCGTTAAACATCCAAGATTTACTGTTGTTAGAAAACCGTGATCGTGCATACGATCCTGACATCTACGTCATGCGTGGTGTTTACAACCAACAAGACGTAGACTTTGATTTGACACAATTTGGATTGTTTTTAAACAATGACACCCTGTTTATCACGTTCCATTACAACGACATGATTGACACGTTTGGGCGCAAACTCATGAACGGTGACGTTCTTGAATTGCCAAATTTAAAAGATTACTATCCTTTGAACAGTGCGTTGCCTCGGGCATTGCCCAAGTATTATCAAATTCAAGATGCTGCATTTGGCAGCGAAGGTTTTAGTGTAACATGGTTGCCACATTTGTGGCGTGTCAAAGCAACACCGCTGAACAACCAACAAGAATTTGCACAAATTTTAAACAAACCCTTTGTCAGTGAGACTATCTGGGATCCGGGAAATTTTTACCCCATGGGTACCATTGTCAATCAAGGTGACGAGTATTATACCGCACTGCAAAATGTTCCGGCTGGAACAGACATTACTAACACCAGTTACTGGCGCCCTTACTCTCCGCCTACTATCAGTGACATGATGAGCACACGGCCCAAAGACCAACAGATCAATGATGCCATTGTTGCACAGGCCGAGGCAGAAGTTCCACTCAGTGGCTATGATACTGTGTCATTTTACATCACTCCAACTACAGAAGATGGACAACCAGCAAATCCAGTAGGGCTTACTGCTGATGAAAACAATCCCACAGTAGATGGCACCGAGGGTGGTATGAGTACTACTCCCAGAGCAGACGGTTACACTGCTGGCTATTTAACTGGTGATGGTATAGCTCCAAATGGGTTTCCAGTCACACCCGGCGTTACATTTCCAAATAGTCCAGTGGCCGGTGCCTATTGTTTGCGACTGGACTATCAACCAAATCGATTGTTCCGTTATGATGGTGCTCGTTGGGTCAAGATTGAAGAGGCTGTGCGAACCAATCTCAGCAACGGTCCTACCAATAATACTTTACGCTCGACCTTTGTCAACAATACATACACTGTGCCAACAACAGACATGGGCAACATTCCAAGTCGACAAAGTCTAAGTGAAATACTCAAGCCACGAGCAGACAATGGAGACAACGGTGGGCATTATCCTGCCAAACCATACCCAGGTACACACCCAGGACAGAAATCAAGTTAACAGTGTACATGGACTAGGAGAATAAAAATTCAAAGCTTTTTTTACGACGAACAAATACGACGCTTCTTGCTACAGTTTGCAAGAATTTTTACTGGATTCCAAGTAGAATACGGTAATGAATCTAGCGGCCCAAACAATGCTACATTGCTACGTGTTCCTGTGCGTTACGGTGATGCCAGCAGAAATGCTCAAACTATCATACAAGAAAATAGCTCCAACAGTTTGCCTTCAACTCCATTGATGACATTTTACATCACTGGATTTGATTACGATCGTGACCGAATACAAGAACCATATCATGTGAGTAAAATTGCTGTGCGTCAACGCACATATGACAGTGTAAACGAAACTTACGAAACCACTCAAGGCAATGCATTTACCATTGAACGGTTAATGCCTGTTCCGTATAAGTTAACTATTAATCTGGACATTTGGACTTCAAATACAAATCAAAAGTTTCAACTGTTAGAACAAATTTGCACGTTGTTCAATCCCAGTCTTGAAATTCAATCAACAGACAATTACATTGACTGGACTAGTTTGAGTGTTGTGTATTTGGACAGAACCAATTGGAGTTCAAGAACCATCCCTGTTGGCACTGATAATCCCATTGACATTGCCACGTTGACATTCAGTATACCAATTTGGATTTCAAGTCCTGCCAAAGTTAAAAAACTTGGTGTTGTGGAACGTATTGTTGCTGGAATTTTTGATGCACAAGGTGACGCATCAAACGCCATTCTTGACAATGATTTATTGCTGGGCACACGACAAATTTTTACTCCTTGGAATTATGCATTGATTGCCATTGGTGATCAACTACAAATTGTGCAACAACCACAATTGGCAACAGAACCCGGCAACAACGAAATAGAACCTCCCAGCATTGATCCAAACAGTGCATTGTTGTGGAGTTCTGTGATTGGCGCATATGGCGTGGTGCGTCCGGGAATCAGTCAAATACGATTGTATCTCACCGATGATACCTTTGTTGTTGGCACCATTGCTTACAACACCAATGACGATCGTTTTTTGCATTTTACTCCTGATCCAGACACTGTGCCGGCCAACACACTGCTGCCAGTCAATGCTGTAATCAATCCACTGATCAGCGGCCCGGGCACTGGGTTACCAACCGCGGCTGTTGGGCAACGTTATTTGTTGACCGAGGATCTAGGCAGTTGGGACAATGTAAATCCGCCTACTGCTTGGCTAGGCCCCACCGGGCAGCCTGTGATTGCCAAAACCAACGACATTATTCAATACGATGGCAACCGGTGGACATTGGCATTTCAGGCCAGCCAACAGCCTGCAGGTCAATTTGTAACCAACTTGACCACTGGCATTCAATATGAATGGACGAGTGATGGCTGGATCAAAAGTTATCAAGGAATCTACAACGGCGGATCATGGAGCCTTGTGCTGTGAGAGCAGTTGGTGTTTGGTTCCGGGCAAATTCAACTGGTAGGTATTTTTATTTGCTGCGCAATGATGCTAAAAACCCCGGCACCTGGGGTTTACCTGGCGGCAAGATTGAAGAAGGCGAAACACTGCTGGGTGGCATGGAAAGAGAATGCATCGAAGAGCTTGGCAGCATGCCTGAATATCGCAAACTGATGCCACTGGAAAAATTTACATCAGCTGACGGAGCTTTTGAGTATCATACTTGGGTTTGCACTGTGGATCATGAGTTTACACCTGTGCTCAATCATGAACACATAGGCTACGCTTGGATTGATACTGGAACTTGGCCCAGACCCATGCACCCTGGACTGTGGAACACCGTAAACATTGATGCCATACAGGACAAGATCAGCGTGGTTGAACGCAGTCTTGTCCCTGTTGCAAATTAAGCCTGACTTTCCTGGAAGCTGAGTTGCACTTCGCCCACTGGCCCTGACTGTGCAGTCAGGGCTGTGATTTGAATGGCCAACACTTCTGGACCGTTGGGATATACACCTTGACCAGGTATAGCCGATTGCCCAATTTGTTTGACTTGTGTGAGATCCAATACATTGGGTTGTCCACTTTGAATTGGAATGGCAAACAAACGTTCACCGCCGTTTACCTCAGCACTGATAGCTCTCACTGTTAAATTCAGATCATTTGCAGGAGTCAAACCGCCCAGTGCATTGCCAAGAATTTTAAGTGTGTCATTTACTGCGTATCCGGAGCCTGCGTTTTGCACAGTGATTTGAGTGGTTGTTGTGCTGTACACTGTACCGGTCCTTGTCAAGGTAACGGTTAGGTTGGCACCTGTGCCTGAGCTAGATACCACAGTTGGTGTTAAATTAGCAAAGGAAACTGTGCCACTGCTACCAAAAAATACCTTGGTACCACTGCGTGAGAAGCCAGCAGTTTGGTTAAACGGTGCAGCAGTCAACCCACCTGTAGTCGTGCCGGTGTAAATTGGTGATGGGCTGAATTGTGAAAAACTGGGTTGGAATCCTCCGCCTAGATTGTTCAGCCCTTGCCAGGTGGTATTGGCAGCATCAATGTTGTTGGGATTCAAGATACCTTCAACCAGATAACGCCCAGCAGTTACATTAACAGTCAGCGATGCTAAAGTAAGCTGTGCTCGGTTGATCAAATCTCTAGTGCCTAGCTCACCAATAACACCGCTGCTTACACTTGGTGCTAACCGCATACAAAATGCTGTTTGTTTTTGTCCAACTGTGCTGGGCAGACCATAGTTACTGCGATTGTATGTGAACGAGAAGCCTTCGTCGCCATCAAAACTGCCATCCATGATGACCGAACTACCCCAGTGATTGACCAGTGGGCTACATGTGTTAGAAATTAAAATAACTCCAGTGTTGTCGGCATGAGACGCTGCTATCCCTGCGGTAAAACTTCGACTTTGTCCGTCTACCCACTGGCTAAAAGTTGCTGATCGAGTGCAACCGGTTAAATCGTTGCCTGATTTGCCTGAATACTTGATGATTTCACTATCAATCATCACATAAACTGGATATGTCACACTGGCATTGGGATAATCAGTGGCATCCTTTAACGTAATTGTAGTGTCGCTGTCAGTTATTGATCCATCAAGACTTGAAACCGGTGTTTCGTTCACGGCTTCATACCGTGCAGGTAAATTGCCTGACCGCATGTATGCTTCGTTGTTTCTGTTGTTGTTGGGAATACGATGTGCATGAACAAATCTACCATCCTGTCCACGAACCATCCATGTCACATAACCAGCACCATACCAGCTGAATTCTATACCCAACATCTGCATTTTGCTGGTATCCATTGTAAATCCACTGTAGCCGGTGCCATCCAGTGGGTCAACGTTGAAATCTTGTTGTCGAACTCGAATTTCGTTTCTCAATGTCAACTTGATTCTTGTTTGATTTGAAACACCTCGGTAAGTTGGCACCACAGTCATACGATTGTTGTCAAGTATACTGGTAACTGTGTGTGTCATTCCTCGAATAACAACAACATCGCCGTTGTTTAATTGATCTTGAAATCTACCGTTGCCGTCGGCTGTGACCAAATTAGAGCCCACACCAACCGACGCCAAGCCGGCCACTTGAAATGTACTACTGCGCTGTACCACATTCAATGTGATGCCGTCAAATTCCCAATACAAACCATTTTGATCATCAAACATTCCAGCCCGAATACTTGACCCATGCCAGAATTGAATGCTAATTCTAGGTTGTTGCCCCAATTCTGGTGTGGCGCTGCCTAGTACTGCAACAGCTTCTACATCAAAACTCAAATCACTGACAATGTTGGTGACAATATAAGAAGTTTGATTGTACCCGCTTGTGGTCACACCTTGAAGACTGATTGTTGCACCATCATTCAACCCGTGTTCAATATCAGTTGTGATGGTAATTGTACTGCCAATTGAAGTGCCAGCTGATGTGATGTCGGCCACATCAAATGTGGGTTTCAACATGGTACCTGATGAAAATAAGAAACCTTTACCAGATTGATACCGGAAATATTTTTTAGTTTGTCTAAATGCATTGGCTCCACGTGTGGGAGAATTTGGTCCAAGCAATACTCCACCATCAAATGGTCTTGGCAAAAACACTGCATTGCTTCTGACATTGATTACACCAGTTATGCTACCGCTTACTGCTGCTCCAGTTTTGGCCTGATAGGTAAATGTGGTTGTTGATGGCACAGTAAGCACAATAAAACTGCCTTCGGCATAGGTGATGTTTGTGCCTGCGCTGAGATTGACCAACAGCGGTGTCCCTGGAAAAAGTCCATGAGCATAGGTTGTTGTCACAGTAATTGTGCTTGGATTTGCGCCATCACTGACAATGCTGACAATGTCAAGATCGGCACCAGTGTAAGGATATGCTTCTCGAGTACTGGTATCAAATTGATTTAACGGGTATCCTGGGGCAAGTGCAGGCGCCTTGGCAGGAATGAATGTGAAATTATTGTCATTGGCCAAACTGACCAAACTAACTCCACTGACATTTGCATCAGTTGCACTTTGCACAGTGACGTAATCGCCAGCAACCAATGTTGTGTCTGTGTTATTAACTGTCACTTGCGGCAGGTTTGAATCACCTGAACTATAGAACATACCAGTCATACGCACCACTGGTGAACCAACACCAGCAGCAGTCAACGCTGTGGTGTTAAACTGTCCACGAACAATTGTTTGTGATGCATTAACTGCGGTGCTCACAGCACTCATGTTGGCCAATTCGACGTTGCTGCTTAAACGTTGAATGATAGAGCCAATGGCGTAACTGTCTGGTACAGTGATATTGTACCACCCGCGATTGAGTTGTAGTGTGGTAGAATCAGTGACACTCTCTACTTGTGCAATTTCCAAAGAACTCACCACATAAACATCATTGCCAATGGTGATATTAGCTGCACCACTGTTGGTTTTGTTGCTTTGTCGAACAACTGTTAACGCATTGGTTGAAACATTGGTGACTGCCATGACTTCATAAACGTTGGCTGTGTCTGTTTCAACAATGATATAAGTGCCATCAACAATGCCAGCACCTGCTGCACTGGTCACGTTGACTGTAGTGGTACCAGTGCTGGTAATATTGGCCACAGCAGTGGTTGTACCACCTGAAGTTGGGCGACCAATAATTATTATGTTGTCTAGTGCAGTGATGCCAGTAGTGCTTGCCACAGTGAATGTACGTTCTGCAGAACTGTTGATATTGGCTGTTAGATAATTGCTGACAAATGGTGTAGTATTACCTTGGGTCTGACTTATGATTAGTGCATAATCATTGGCTATCCACTGTGGTGTGCCTTGATTTTCTAATCGAATTGCTGTGTCAGAATTTGATGTAATCAAATCATCACCAGCTAGAAATGTCACATACCCATTGGTATTAATCACAATATCTGCGCCGGTGTCTTCATAAAAGTTTGGAATATTGTTTGTAACAGCAACGTTTTGCCATTTGGTGTTTTGTAAACCGTATTCAAAGTCAGCGTCAATCAGTGCTTCAGGGTTGGCCACACGTTGACGACCAATAGCATCTTCTCCAAATGCCCAAGGCTCAACTTTGAGACTTTCGTACTCTATGTAGACAGCAAGTTTGTCTGTTCCACTCAAACTGCTGGTATTGGTGTTGAGCGTGAGTGTGGTTACACCCGCATATGCTGTGGGAAAATCTGCTGTGACACCTGCGGCCCAAGCCACTGTTCCACCCAAACTGTTATCGGCAAAATTGTAGATACAGGTATTGGTTGTGGTATCATATATGGCCAAGAAATCAGCCAACTGCCAATTTTCAGGTACTTTGACTGTACCTAAGCCGGCTGTGCCTGGTGTAAACTTGTACTCATAAAGTCTTTTTCTTGCCATTTATTAAACTCCAAATATTATTTGATTGGCCGTCAATCTAGCCTGTGTATTGGTTGAGAATCGATCGTAATTGATTGTCCCAATTGCAATTTTGCTGTTGGTAACAGTGGCATCGCTGGGTGTGCCAGTATATAGCGTATCGCCCATGATGATACCAAAAAACGGTGTTAATGCTGCTGGAGGCGAAGTAAATGTTATAGTTGATGCGTTAATGCTAAAATCAACATCGGGATTTTGCGGTTCACCATTCAACACCACTAACATGGCATAAGCAGTGGGTGGGGTGAATGCCACACCGCTTACCGAAATTGAAAACGCCGTGGTGCTACCGTTAAATGTTAAATTGTCCATTTTACGGTATTGACCAAGTATGGGCGAATTTCCTAAGTATGACATTTTAAATCCTTACATTCTTCCAACAACAATTTCAATTGTACCTTGCCCACCAGGGTGGTCTTGCAAGGCTTTACCAATTACCGATCCTATCCTTGGTTCAGCACAGGCTTGTGCTCGGCCGCCTCCGGCTGTGACCATCATGTCACCCT